TTTTGCCTCCCTTGGCATACATTATCATTACACTAACTTGCCATCCCCTTGCCATCCATAAGATACATGATCCTGCGGACACAATGTGGACATGAAAAAAACAGATACTCTCCAACCCACACCCAACCCAATCGAAAAAGCATAAAAAAGAACGGAAGTGCTGAGAAATCAACACTTCCGCATTTTCAAATCGTGAGACATCGGGGATTCGAACCCCGGACAACTTGATTAAAAGTCAAGATACGTTTCCTTTATTTCCGGTGCTTTGAGATACCTTTGTGGACATTTTGCGGACATTATTATTTCTCATTACTAAGATCAGATTATGTTCTTACCTTATTATAATATAAAATATTGATAAAGAAAATGCTCCTCTTAAAGATTTTATCATCCAATATAAATTTTCCCGTCTACCCCAACAGCCAGAGTCGCGATCGTTTTTATAACGACTCTAACCCTGTTTTCCAAGAGTTCTTTCCAACAATTCCATCAGCCGTCAGTCCATGGTTCTTCTGCCATGTCTTTGTCATGCTTTCCGTACCGCTGCCGAAATTGCCATCCACTGTCGTACCGATGATGATCTGCCATACCTTAACTGATTTTCCCTTGCTGCCTTTTTTTATTGTATTCATCTTGTAATCCTCCGTTTCTTTCACTGTGGTAGTGGTTGCACCGGTGCAACTCTCTACTTTCTTATTATAAAGAGCCGCCTCGGCTTTTCTTCTCCGCTGTAATCCCGGTAATGTTTTACCAGCAGCCTTACAGTACCGCTGCATTGCAGACGGTATCTGATTCATTGTTCTGCCCGTACACAGTTTTTTCACATTGCCCTGTCCCAAGTTGAAAGCAAAGCTGACCAGTGCATCAAACTGATTCTGATTAAGTTTGTCTGTAAATGGGACATAGGACGGATTGTTGACATACTTTTCAAACTTTGCCACATCATGCTTTAAATACTCTTCTGCCTGCGCCTGTGTGATCTTCATTCCTTTATGTACGCCTGCTGTGTGACCGTACCCGATCGTCCACACACCTGCAGAACACTGATAAGCTGTAAGCCGGCAGCCTTCAAACTGTTTGATAAGGGCAAGACCAGCCTGTCCGATTTTTCTATTTGCCATGATTATTCCTCACTTTCTTTAATCTCTGTTTTGGTATCAAGCAATTTCTGTGTCACATCGAGTCCGGCAATCAAAAACGCCGGTACCCTTACATTCATTTCAACCAGATTTTCCAAAATGCTGCGAACCTCATTAATCAAATATGTTGCCAGCGTGAACCATCCAAAGAGCTGCACAAACGAAAGATTAATGCCGATGATCTCCCCCATATGTACAAAACTCATCGAAACAAAAAATGCCATACCAATTACAATCCAGTACCACACTTTTTTTAAGATTCCTTTTGCACCGATCGCACTGGACTCGTTCTTTTTGTAGAACTTCGCCTTGCAGTATCCGGTAATGTAATCAACCGCATTTAATACCAGAAATCCAAAAAACAGGAACCAGTACTTCCCAAACAGTGCCACCCCCATCGTGGCAATTACTCCATAAATCACGTTTACTTTGTCAAATTCTTTCATTTTCTTTTCCTCTCTTTCTGCCCGTAGGCTTTATGCAAAAGAGCCGGCTACACAACACATGGTCATGCAATCGACTCTTAGGCGCTTTAGATTATTCAGTTGTCTTTACTGCATCCAGCTTATCGCTGATCTCCTTAAGCACAGCATCTAACTTTCTCCAATTTTCATTTTCCAGTTCCATATCGTAGAACTCATTTTCTTCCGGGATATTAAATCCATAGTTTTCTGTCTGACTCATCAGGCATCCTCCTCTTCTGTGTATACTTTGCCTGTGATCTGCTCATATTCCTCCGGCGTGATCCATTTACCTACAGCATGATATACACGGTTCTCATTCCACAGTCCTTTGTCATAGTAATTTTTTACTTTTTCATAATTCTTACTCATCTAAACTTACCTCCATCTGCATTGCCATGTAATCAATGTCTGCTCTCTGTTTCTCGATGCTTTCTGTGTTTTCTGCCGTTTGTACTGCATTTTCAGCTAAATTCTCCAATACAGCAGTAATTCTCTTTTCTGTGTCGTCGGCTTCCTTTTCCAGCACGACGGTTTTGATTCCATCATGCAAACTGATCTGTTCTAAGACCACATACCCCGGAATCACTGATGTCAACATGTCCTCATCAGTATAAACCTTTAACACTGCAAGTTCTTCTTTATCTGAAAAAGCTTCCTGCAGTTCTTCGCAGGTTTTGTTATCTGCAAATTCAATATTCAGTTTTCCATCCACATGATTAATATTGTTGATGGTTAAAATGTTTTTTGTGGTTTTTAATTTCATAAAAATTCCTTCTTTCTTATTATTTTTCGTAAAACAGCGGTTTAGCCAATCTGGTAAATTATTACTGTTGGGTTTCTGAAATTTCTGCCGTGGATGTTATATCATTAAAAAGTACCGTCGATCAGGCGATTGGAATCACCGCCCCAAACAACGGAAACGGTGGCACGTGGCTGACCATGCATGAAATAATATCCGGCAAGGCAATTACCAATTTAAAATTTTTAATAAAAGTACCAAAAACTGTGACATTTGGACAGATCAGTACAAAGATAACTGCTATAAAACTGTGTTAAATATTAAATATATAAAACGCAGACCTTAATCCTTATTGTCTGATAAGCTTGTGAAAAAACGTAAAATGAATATGGGGCGTTATAATAAGTTGCTGAACCGACTATAACACCTATGTTATCTGAACCATTGCCAGCCATGGAGGCATCGTTGTGTGGACCGCCGCAGATAAAACCGCCAAGAATTGTGTGCCCCTGTGCTATTAAATTATCAATTTCAGTGGTTTTTTCGCCGACATATCCCCAATAGGTATATTTTGGGAAAAATGCTTTGCTTTCATTGGTAGTAACGCCTTCGAACTCTATAACAATGGATTTCACCTTGTTTTTTTCAATAATATTATCAACCTCTGTCTGTGTATAATATTTCTTTAAACCGCTGTTTAACGTATTTATCTGTTTCGCCAAACTGCCATCCACATTCGGATTTGCCTGTCTTGCATCAAGTGCGTACCCTGCTTCCGTGGTAGTGTTATTATTTACGACGGTTGGTATGGTCGGCTTATTACTCAAATCATTATAACTGCCGCTAAAGGCTACTGTTTTCAAATCAGCAATCCACCTTGCAATTTTTCCGAACAATGTCGCATGGGTTTCACCGCTTGAAATTTTCGTTCTTTTAGATGCCGTGGTAAATGCTACTGTGTTGTCGGCTGTATTTCCTTTTGTTGCTACAGCTCCAACATCTTCCGCTGTTAATCCATCAAAAATCTTTTCTACACTCTCAAAATTCTCATTCACGGTTTCCATATCCACCGGATCCGTTCTTTCAAACAGCTTAAATTTAAAAATATCTGTAAGTTTCATGTTATCCTCTCTTTCTCAGTCCGATCTCTGCAACCTGTTCCACTGTAAACCGCGATAATTCTTCCATTGTATAATTCGCGATATTTTCTACCTTCGAACTCAGATTCTTCGGAATACTGATGTTTCTCAATTCCCAGTGTGTAAACTGCCCCAGTATAATATGCGGATATGGTTTTAAGCTCCTGTACTGGTTGTAAAGCAGTTCTGTGTTAAGCAAAATATTGCATGGCACGATTTCGTCTAAAATATCCACCACAGAATCATATTGATTTTTCTGCGCTATACCGATTTTAACGATCATTGTCTGACCAGGAATATCAAAGTCTATTGCGTACTCTGTACCACACAATTCCTTTAATTTTCTTTCAAGGAAAGCATAGTTATACGGCAGACACACATTCCATTTGGTCAGACACCGGAAGATTCTATCTTCGAGCGTATCATCACTTTTCGGCGTCACTCCAAGAATCTTTTCAAACCGGGCAATTCCCTCTTCGTCACAGGATATAATGTACCGGTTATCAATCATCCTGTTATGTTTGGATTCCAATAATCGAAACTCCGGTGTTTCCGTATCCATGATTTCAGCCAGTTCACTATATTCCTGCAAATACAAAGGGAGCAGTTCCTTAAGATCGATATATCTATCATCCATAAGCAACCACCCCCATGACCGGGATCTCATATTCTGTTAATTCAAGATTTTGTGTACCCCCATTGATGGTTGTTCCTGTCACATCAAGCACACCTTTCACACCCATGATTGCAGCATCCAGCGACGCAATTCTCACGATCAGATGATTCTGGTTCTCCCAGTCCTGCCGCAACGATAAAATGTACTTTTTCATTGCGTCCTCAATCAATGCTTTACATTCATTCAATCCATAACCACTGTCAAAGGTGATATTCATTGCAATATTTACCACTGACTCTTTCGCCGTCTCGACCGTAACCACATGCCCGATCGGCGCCAGCCCGTCCCCCATGCCATCACCGTTTGGATCAAACTCTTTCTGGACTACAGATATCAATGTATCCGTAGCTTTTCCATGTGCACTGTCTAAAATAACAAGTTTCACTGTTCCTGGACCATTCCACGTCCGTATCACTTTGACTGCTCCGACTCCCGCCAGTGCAAGCGTTTTGTTTCGATAATCTTTTACATTACCGGAAAATGCCCTTTCCTCAAACGATTCAAAATACCTCTGCCGCAGGGATTCCGTACTTTCTTCCGCTTCTCCATAGATCAAAACCCTCGTGATCTTTGCAGTCGTGAGACCGGAAATATATTCGATTGGCAGAACATCTCCCGTATATTCATTTCCGACCGTACCGATCTGCTCACAGGTGACCTGTCCGGGAGCTGTAACGATATAGGTATTTTCCCCGCCGGTAAATCTTTTTCCGTCCGCAACCTCCACATCGGTTTCTAACTCAAGTACCGCCTGAGTTGCTTTCTTTGGTGTAATACCGCGATCTGCACATAACCGGATCAGATATTCCCTTGATGCCGTGTCTCCAAATGTCTCTGCCAGCATGCAGTCAAATGCAATATACATAGACGTCAGTTCCACTGCTGCCGGTGCCAGTGCAGCATAGATTGGCGAACTCTCCCTTTTATCCATTGTCTCAGGCACACGGGACAGCATGCGCTGTAAAATCACATCAAATGTCTGATCTTCATACATTACACGTCCACCTCCTTCTCAATCTTTGCATTTCCATATTTCGTGTGCGCGGTAAATTTAGCGATCAGCGTTTTTCTGTGCACTTCAAACTCAAAATTATCTACCGAGTCTATCCGGTCATCCTGTGTCAGAGCCTCCGTAATCCGCCGTTCCACTTCCACCATGACATAATCCATCGGCTTACCGATCAGATCCTGCAATTCCACACCATAGTTCCATGAAAAAATAATGTAACGATACCGCTCTGTGTTCAGGATATTGTAAATTGCCTGTTTTACTGCTTCCAAACCATCACATTCGCCTACAACATTGCACGTTTCCCGGATCATGTGATGACATAAAGACGGCTGTTCTGTTACCTCGATTTCTTTTAAACTGTTAACTGCCGGAATCATGTCACACCACCCTGTCCGCAACTAAAAACTTCTGGCCGCCCTGCTGCCGGATCAGTACAACCTGCTGACCTGTTTTTAATCCGCTGTAAATCTTCATTTCCTTTTTCACACCGTCTAATTCAATGTTCACGGTACGATCTGTTAAATGTTCCGGCACGATAAGCTGTGCGCTGGCTATATCAAACCTCTGCTCAACTTTAATTTTTAATGGAGCTGCCGCTATCACTGTACCAGACATCACATCCGCCGGATATCCCGCCTCATTGACTCCGTTTGACACCTGCTGTATCGCCCTCACGAAATCATTTGCATCATGCACTGAAACCACCTCCTGATAAAGTCAAATCCATTGTATGTTTGCTTTCACCGTATTTGTGTACACATTTTTCTACGAGCATCAGATTTTTTATCTGCACATCTCCTAAATTAAGCTGTACCACGACCAACGAGCCGCCGCGCACTCTGGAATCACCACAGGCATCCTTAATTGTCAACGTCTTTGTAGCTTTATTGTAAAGTTTCAAGAGCGCATCCGCTTTCGCCTGCCCGTTTTCTCCATCCTGCAGCGTGTCAAAGTACTGTAAGATTCCCCAGTCATTCATGTGGGAGGAATCCTGTGCAATATATACATCCCTTTTTCCTGTCTTTTCATTGTCAAAGACCAGCTTGATCCGGTTGTAAGTATCTGAATCAATCGAAGATTCATAATCATAATTCTGCCCGGTCTCTGCATCTATGACGATAGGCACATACATATCACCGATAAAAGACAAATTCAGCTTTCCGCCGTCATCATGGAGAATGTACAGATCACCTGTATTCTGCAATGTCAGATCAAGTGCATTTCCGATCATATCCATAAGAGACTCGTTATCTTCCACTCTCGATGCAATCTTCCATATGGTGTCCGCAATCGTGCCGAGATTAAAACCAAAATTATTAGCAATCTGCATCACGACCTCAGCAGCCGTTTTGTTCTCATATACCATTGTGTCTTTGTTTTTCAGATACCGGATCTGGTCATAGGCAGTTACTTTTACAATATTGCTTCTGTCGCGCTTGATTTTAAAAATAAAACCATAAAACACACCTGTTTCTCCATCCTTAAAGCGCACCGGGTTTCCTTCCGCAATCGAAATCCCGGTATCCACAAAACTAAATTCTATGGAACCGGGACTAATCTGCCGCTCTGTGGTCACTTTTACTTCTTCCTGTACTGGGGGCAGGTAAACTGTGCTGCCGTTTTGAATTAATAACTCGTACATTTTTCCTCCTGTGTCTTATGCTGCCGGGATCGTAAGCACCTGCCCCGGATATATCAGATTCGGATTCCCACCGATCACTGATTTATTGGCATTGTAGATCACACTCCACTTTCCACCATCGCCGTAAAACTGCTTCGCAATCTTCCAGAGACAGTCCCCGGAAACTACAGTATAGCTTCCCCCGGTTGGTGCGTTGCCAGCTGCTCTGGTCTGCTGCATTGCCGCCTGTGGTTTTGGAAGTGATATATCCACGGTACAGGTCTTTGTGGTAAATTCACGGTACTGTTTCAGTTTAATCTTGACAGTCGTATCAAATCCCTCTCCGGCATCATCCACAATGGAATAATCCTCAAGTGAAACTGTCATGTTGGTATGAAATAACTTCTTGTTGTTTGGAAATGCTCTTGTCATGATATACTGAAAACTTTTCTTCTGTAACTTTAATTCTTCCAGCTTATCCAGATAAAACCTGGCATTCCGGAATTTCTCCGGATATAGGGCAAACGGATATTCTGTATTTGGAAGCAGAAGATCAAATTCCACATCTGACAACCCTGCGGCTTTCAAAATATTTGCTTCGCCCTCATTAATCAGAGTTACCGTTTCGTTCTGATTATTAATTTTTACTGTTACTTTGGACGGAGCTACCGGAAACAGCACTCCATCCAGATATAATTTATATGCCATTTCCTACGCTCCCTCCCGGACGATTTCTAATGCCTCTAACACTTTCGTTGTCATTCCATCCACGATACCATCCAGATCTGCATTACTGCTCACGTTGTTATTGTTCGTCATATCCAGCTTAATCTCCGCAGTCGTAAAACGGTTGATTGTCTCCTGCTCTGCAATGTCTCTAAGATATTTCAGATCCTCGTCCGTGATATCCACAGAATCTTTGATTGCACTGGTATCATCTGCAATACTGTCAAGGTTGCCACCTGCACCGGAATTTGCGATTGCATCACTGAAACCAGATATATAATCATCGGGATTCGGAATATCTGTTTTACCGAAGATATCCGCCAGACTGAAATTTGATATCTTATCATCAATTTTCTCTCCAAAATTATATCCTGAGTTCCATGCGTCCCCATAATCGAACCGGTTGAACTGATAATCTGACATGTCTACCGTCTTTAAAATTTCTGATCCACCATTTTCGCTTATCACAGCATCCACTTTTGCCTGTACTTTGTTCTGAAATCCCGCTACTGCATCCGCAAGACTACTGCCAAATACTGCATCAAGCATCCGGGCAGCTGACTCGATGACTTCCACGATAAAGTTAAACAGACTTAAAAATAAGGCTTCTATACCCGCGACCGGATTGTTAAAAACAAGTGCGAACGCATTGACAAAATTTGCTATCAGATTCCATAAGGTAACCCCAATTCCGATAATTGTATTTGCTGTTCCAATAAACAGATTTCCTATAAAAGCTAACGCTGTCGCAAATGCTCCGCAGATCAAACCTGTTGCTGATACTGATGTGCCTGCAAAATGATTTACTGCTGCAACTGCTGCATAAAAAACTGCTATCAGTGCAATTACAAGTAAAGTGATCCACACCACCGGACATGATAAAAATGCGGTATTTAACCCAAGCTGTGCTGCCGTTTCTGCTGTTGTAGCATTTACCGCCGTCCTCGTAGCTGCGGCGTGTGCATACGTTGCAATAGTCATTATCGTTTTGGTTACAGTGCTTGCTATCTCTATGCCTTTCACAATCGCAAGATAAGCACCATATACTGCTAAAGCTGCTGCCACTCCATATATAATCGGACTGATCACCGACCAGTTATCTGCAACAAAACTCCCTGTCTGGCTCATTAAGTCAAAGATATTCAGCACAATATTTGCCGTCATTGCCATAGCTTCGATCGCTCCATCAACAAATCCCTGGAACGCATCGCTGTTCGCCATCCCATTTAATCTTTGAAGAACCGGCTGGAAAGCCATAACTGCAGTATTCTGCATCGACTGCCAGATCTGTCCCCAGGTCATCGGCATCTCATCAAACTTACCATTGATATCATCCGCGGCTGCAAAAATCGCCGCTTTTACAACATCAGCAGAAAGTTCTCCATCTGCCGCCATTTCTCTGATCTGTCCGATTGGAACATCCAGATAATCTGCAATGTTCTGGATCAGGTTCGGCGCCTGCTCAAAAATACTGTTTAACTCATCACCGCGGAGTACGCCGGAACCAAGAGCCTGTGATAACTGTAACTCTGCATTTGCGGCTTCCTGTGTGGATGCACCGGCGATCGCCATCTGTTTTTGAACCAGATCTGCGAATGCAACAACCTCTTCCGAGTTGCCAAATGCATCCCTCGCATTATTGCCGAATCTTGCAACAACCGATGCCATGCTATCTAGCGATCCACGCGCATCCTGTGCCGCAGCATATACCATATTGACAAGTTCTGACGTCTCATTTGCAGTTCCGTTTATCTCATTAAAGGAATTATTCATCAGATCCAGTCTTGAGGTTGCCTGCGTCAATTCATCGGATATGCTTAAAACTTTCCCGACGCCCTGTATACTGATATACGCTCCGACTGCACGTTTGATCGTATTTACCAGTTCGTTTGAACCGGACACCCCCTCCTGGATCTCTTGGTTAAATCTTCCCTGCTCATCCGTATTATCCCGGATATACCGCTCTGTATTACCCACTGTCTGCGATAACTGGAGATATGCCGCATTTGCACCGGACACATCCATATTCTGCATGGCGGTATTAAGATTATTCTGCTCCTGAATCGCCCGGTCTAATTGCGATCTCAACTGTTCCAACTGGGAGTTTGCTGTATCTGTTTCCATATTGACCGGATTGCTTTCGATCTGCTGTATCTGTTCCCGGATCGAATCAATTCTTACAGCCATGGAATTGAGATCCTGAAACATCTCCGGCGGAAAGATCGTTGTACTGTATGCCTGACTCGCAATATCATTCTGCGTACTGCTCAACTGCTCTAACATGCTATTGGCACTCTGTACTTCCTGCTCGAACCGATCTATTCCGGTTCCTGTAAACACATCCAGACTGTCCGTTTCCCAATGCACAGGAATCTCGACCGGCTCTGTCGGCACATTGGGCTGTATTCCCGGCAGGACCGGTTGAGAACTTCCTGCAAGCGGATCTATGACAGGAGCCGGCTGCTGTGCCACACCGTTCAACGCAATTAAGGATGCTGTTGCTTCATCGATTGCCTCGCGTGCTCCATCCAGGCTGCTCGTATCAATATCCATCGACATTGCCTGCTGCATATCGTACATCTGTGCTGTTGCAAGATTGACCGCATCCATAATGCCATATAAAACACTGGTAAACTGATCATTGAGCTCTATCGCTGTCTGAATAGCTGCCATACATCGTGCCTCCTTCCTAATGGATTTTGTTCTTTAACTTCCGCTCTTCCTCTTTCTTATCCTCAATTCTTTTCTTGATTGAAGCGGTTACAAATGCTTTTTCCCGCTCATCCATATTTAAAAATACAGATGGCAGGATATGTAATTTCAGAAGGGCATAGTAAGCAAAGTTCGCTTCGCTATCCCCTTCTCCAATTAGTTTTTTGCTTCGTCCACCAGATCATTAAAACTCTTGTCGAATCCCTGAAATTTCTGCATCCACACTTCAAACATCTGAAATTCGCCTGCACCATCCACCATTGCATACAATAAATCTTCCGGTGTTTTCACGCCGTAGGAATCCTGTAATTCTTCATCATACAGATCCGGATACACGGTTGCTGCCGCCATCATCTTTGACAGATATTTTTCTGTATTCAGTCTTGGGCGGTACATGTTCGGCTTGCCGGTCACCGGAACCTCTACGGTACATGCATTGCGCAGTTCCTCATTCTCGCGTGATGTGATCTGGCGAAATTCCCAGAGAAGCGGCTTTCCGTCTGTATCTGTAAGGCTCGCTGTCGGAGCATACTTCTGATTTGCTTTTACCTTTTTGTTTGCTTTCATAAATCTGCTGAATTCTGACATATCTTTCTCTCCTTTTCATTTAAAAATCCCCTCCCGCTGATGCAGGAAGGGAACATCATTAATTTGTTCTAAAACCCTCTAACTCTTTGAATTTCTCCGGCATATCCCAGTTCTCAAAGGTTCCCGAAATATCTTCATCCAGAATTTCTTCGCCCGCCTGGAACTTTGCAAGAATAAATGAGTCACAGAGACATCCCCTGTGAATAATTGTCTGTCTGCCTGCACTGCTTGATGGATCCTCATTGCTCACCTGGATTTCAAAATAAGGCAGGTTTCCTGTTTTCTGATACTGGTTTGCCATTGTGCGGAGCACTGACTGATTATAATGTGCAGTTCCCTTCCAGGTACCCTTTCCACCGGCAGCCTTGTGTCCCATACCGACTTTACCCAAAATCTTGACATCGCTGATCGTAACATCCCATTTACTTTCAAACTCTGTCAGATTCATAAAATTGTACCGTCTCTTACCGATCGTAATAAAACACTCCGCAAGGCTTCCATAGACGGCATCGCCCGCATCCATAATAGCTGTATTTCCCATCTTTCTTCACTCCTTCCTACGCTACCGTGACAGTCATATAGAGCTTACTCATCGCATTAACAACTGTCACCTGATCTGTGACCACTACAGACTTTTTCGATTCTCCCTGTGCGATCGTAATATCATCTTCGCTGAAGTTCTCGATCGCCCTGATTTTTTCAAGCTCCCTGTGGTGTGCCACGATGTCAGACCAGAGAGATGTTCTTCCTGCCGCATCATTTGAGATAGTGCCGAGATATTTCGTACTGAATAATACGGCGATATCATTACCGATCTGATCGATCACGCGGACCGTCTGATTGTCTTTGAAAAGTTCTCCCTGCGTATCTGTCACGCTTACCATGGAGTTGATGTCGTCCAGAACGCGGATATCTGAATTTACCCTGTGCAAGACAAATTCTCCATTTTTGATAGACTCTCTTAACTGATTCTGTGTATACGATGTATCTACTGTAAAGGAACCGTCGTAAACTTTGTTCTGACAGGATTTATTTACAGCACATCCGCATTCTGCACCAGTAACCCAGTATACAAGACTCGCTTCGCTCCATCCCACATCTGTGGTCTTGTTTTTCACATTGATAACACCCATGTGATCTGCGGAAATATTGTAGAGTACCACCTGAAATTTAATTCCAAGTTCATCGCGCAGCCGTTTGTTAAATGCAACGTATAACTTTTTCGTTGTCTCATCCGTTACCGCAACACCCATGGTGTTATAAGAATAAGATTCAATCAGATCCAAATATGTCTGATGTGCTGTTCCGTCTACGGTTCCATTTGTTCCACCTGTCAGTGGTGCGGCTGCCGTATCTTCCAACTCGATTTCCTCTTTAAATGAAACATAATCATTCGCCACAAGCTCTTTTGCAGTTTTTACCGTTTGCGTATCTGCTTTGGTTGTGCCAAGGTAAGTAATAACGTCAAACTTATCTGCATCGTCCGCATTTTTCTGTACAGCGATCCGGATATCATTGCCACGGGTTCCGCTGTACAATGCGGTTGCCATGGTATTTGCAGCCTTTGCACCGCCACCGTTTAAACGGTATGCATAAAGCGTCTGCGCCCCAAGGAACAGATCATTCAGTCCTTTCATTTTCGGATCGTCGAATGCGTAACCAAAAATCTTCATGCTGTTTTTCTGGAAGTCCTCGTTTGTCACCTCAAAGACTTTCCCTTCCACGCCCCAGTCAAGTTCTAAAGGCATTGTCGCAACGCCTCTGTCTGACAGATTTGTGTTTGCAGATGCCGCCGATACAAAATTGATATAAGTTCCCGGCAGCACCTTGTTCTGTGCGGTAAATGTTCCTCCACCTAAAGCCATTTATTTCACCTTTCCTTTCATATATTTTTCTAATAACGTGTCCGCTTCTACTTTGGTGTACTTTTTATTTTCATCTAGCAGAGCGTCCATTATATCTTTCCTGGCACTGTACTTTGCGCAGGCAAGAAGCTGTTCTTTTGTAAATTTCTGTGCCGCTTTTCCCTGCGGCTTTTCTAATACCTTCCCGCTCGCATTTGCCATTTTATTATTCTCCCTTCATTTCTGACTGAATTTTAATCTGTCCCATCACCTCAGAACGTACCGGTTTTTTCAAGATTACCCGGTTATAATTCACAAAAAAATTCAATACACCGTCCACCAGATCATGGTTCTTATTCGTTCCACGTATTGCTCTGTCCGCATCTAACGGGGTAACATACTCTAAAGCAAACATCATACGCTCTGCCACATCGTTGCACTCTGCGTATGGATTCAGTTTAGATTCAGGAAAGTACTGGATACAGAATGCATTATTTTGCAGATACCGCTGCCCGCAAAGCGGGCTTATGCTCTGGTCAATCAACTGTATAAAAAAACAGGGCTCTTTCAAGTCCTGCTTTATCTCATCCTTGTGGATCTTATAACCATCCTCAAACTCGCTGTCTAAGGCAATGCTGATCGCATCTATAATTTCATTTATCATTTCATGATATCTCCAAGGTATTTTCTGATTTTTCGTTCAAGGATCTGCGGTGCCATGTTCTGTAACTCCTGTTCGGATATCTTCATCATAAAATGTCCTTTGACCCAGCCTTTATGATTTGCGGTTCTGTGGCCGTATTCAACATAACTGGCATATTCGACCGGATTTACGATCTCGATCACATAGGTGCCCCCGAAATGATTTACCGTAAGACTGTCTACGTATCCCTGTGCTGATGCCCGTTGCCCCGCTGTCCATCCCCGGCGAAGAGTTCCGCCTTGTTTGCCTTTCACTTTTTTCCCTTTATGTGAAAAACCTGTCTCACAAGTATAAGACTGCCCGGAATAATCCCCGACGGGTGTTCTTTTTATGACTAACCGCAAGAGTCTTGCTGCCAGATCCTTTGCGCATGCCTCCACAAACGCATCCGGATCCTGCAGCTTTTCCAGTTCTCTCTGCAGTTCCGTAAGTCCACGGATATTAAAATTTCCCATTCCAGCCATCATGCATACCTCTCTGACAGTATGAGTACAATTTCCTGATGCGTCGGATAAACCGCAGGTACACCACTGCATTCATATGCACGTGTGATGCCTGCCTGCGTGACTGTGATCTTGCTTCCAGACTTAATCTTTGTATCAGGGGACAGGAATAGTTTTGTGACCTGTGCTGTCTTTGCGGCAGCTTCCGTCTGGTCTACTGCACTGACATTCGAATATGACAGGCGGCATGGCTCATCCTCTAACACAACCACTTCCTTTTCCGATGTGATCTTTGTTCTCAGATCCTTGATCGGCTGAAATTCCGTTACTGTGCATTTCCCATCGTATGTCTCTTCCTGCGCCTTTCTTGCCATTGCCTGCATTTTCTTAATTGCATCTGAGATCATCTCCACGCCACCTTTCTGTATCGTTTCAATGAGGATTCATAATTTTTCAGCACTGTGCTCTTAAAATTGTCATCCACATACTGACGGAATGAGGTAGAAGTGTCCCCCTCAGAAATAGAGGAAACCGCGCCAACTGCTGCCGACTCACTTCCAATATTTTCATTCCGATACAGATCCATTGCCATGCGATAGCCGGTGTTTATCAATCCATCCGGCATTTTCTCCACATGGCAATAGTTTTTTATGATTTCCTCCACATCTGCAATGACAAATTCAAGTACCATATCCTTAGAATCATCCTCAATCCCAAGAAGTGCCTTTAATTTTGCCAGATCCATAGGCTACCCGATCTTATGCTTAATTGCAACGATACGAAGCTGTTTCGGTTCGTATACCGGATTCCAGTTCTCTGCCATTGCAAGTTCTGCCCTCGTCGGAGTCTCCACATGCTCACGTTTTGTCCCGGTGTACGCGATTCCTCTCGGATGCAGGATAAACGCTTTACGGTTGATCAGATAATCCACACCGCCGCCAGTCTGCTTGTCACGGTCCACCTCAGTAGCAACATGACCGACCGGAGAACCATTGCCGTAAGCAACTGCTCCATTACCGAAAAGGTATGTTGTGTATACATTATCAGCAACCGGGCATCCATCATCTACGGTCACACGTCTGCCCTGATAGATGTCAAACTCAACATCTGTAGAATCACGCTCTGTCTCGATCAGGTTCAGCTTTTTCAGATAAGATTTTGTAGCAGAGTGCATTGCCACACCGGTAAGCTGTGACTGTGCATCTCCAAGCATCTGACATGCATCGATAAATGCAGATGCGCTAATCTGCTTTGCAGCCTCTGCTTTTCCTGTGGTCAGATCAAGAATGTGGTCTGCCATCCTGGTCTCCGCTTTCGGTGTTCCGCTTGGATCTGCCGTGGTGGTTCCAAATACGCCCGCAAGAATCGCAATCAATTCCTTCTGCATATCGCGCGCCCAGTACTGTGCCACCAGATCACCGATTGCTTTCATCGGGTCTGCACCTGCTAATGCTGCAGAAAGATTTGTGGCAGCCCACATTTTCTGACGGAGAATTGTGGTGGATACATCTTTGTTAGAACCGATCTTTGCCGGTGTCATCTTTACATCTTCCAGTGTCGGTTCGGATTCTCCCTGTAAATCCTCAAAGAACGGCATATTGTGTGTCCTTGCCGCCTCGGATGCCAGTGCATCAAATTCCGGGCTGTTTACCACGATCCCGCTCTGGAAAAACGCGGACAGCTCCATAGTTCTGTTGATTACATACCGGTTAAAAAGTTCCGGTACGATCACGTCTGCAATTTTTGTAATTGCCATAAATAGTTACCTCTCTTTCTAAATGGTTACCCCTGCGGCGGCTGCCATCGCTTTCGCCTGCTCCGGGTTGGATTTTAAAAGTTCGCCCTGTTTGGTCAGATTAAACGTCTCTTTTGCAAATGGGTTTGCAGTTCCTGCGCCACCAGTGCCGCCCTGTGGATGATACGGCGGTTTTGGCTGTTCCTGTTTGAACAGATGCGCCATTGTCTTATCTTCCTTGTACGGCTTTACGGCATCCTCTACGCCGACCGGCTTTCCTTCTTTGTCAAAAGTGAACTTGTCCAGTCCTCCAGCTTTGTAGATCAGATAATCCGGATCAAGTACTCCCTGTTTTGTGAGGGAATCTTTTAACGCATAAGTCTTTGAAATCTGCTCATTGGCTGCCTGCTGCTCTTTTAACTTCGTCTGAAGGTCTGTGATCGTAGTCTGCAATGTTTCATTATCTGCATTGTTCTTTTTCAGATCTCCGATCGTAACATTGAGTGTCTTGATCTGACCAGAAAGATTCTCCTTTTCTGCAACAGTGGTATCATACTTGCCTTTGTCGACGTACTGACCAGATCCAAGGTCTGCAAGTTTTACCTGTTTGTCCTTATTCTCCGGTTTTCCGTTATGAGCATTGACAGCATCTGCCACCTGCTTATAGAGATCTTCGCCTAAAATGTCTTTTAAAAATTCCATATAGTTTCCTTTCCTGCACTGTTTTTAAATGTGGTGTCTCCACGGCAGCATGCAGTTTTGATGCCATGCATAAGGGCAAATTGCCGCAGTTTAAACGTCATAAGGCTTCGGACAATATAAAAACAGGACTGCTGCTTACAATCCTGTTTCCATCGTTTTGTGTTATGTGGTTGCACTGGTGCAACTTTGGGTTTTTTGGTATAAAAATACCACCATATCATTTCTGACTGGTGGTTCCTACTATTTTACGTTAAAAATCTCTCCCAAAATTGCTTTCCCTGTACGTCTCCAAGCTCCGGCATTCTTACAATCCGGGAATTGTTTCTTTCCAGACACGCATACAAATATGCCAAAATTCTGTATGCAATTACAAAATAGTCATCTCTTGCCATAATGTTTACTCTCTTTTCTTGCGTGATTCTTTATATGCCTCTACGATAACACCATCTTCCCAACCACTCTTTTCCAATTTTGGAAATAGCTCATTAAAGTGATTCAAGATTTCTGGATCCCGAACATCAAGGTTTCTAAATTCATCCCTTCTTCTGTCGTATTCTTCATATGTCTTTACTTTCAAGAACTCCTCTTTGTTACTCATAAAACGACACCTTCTATTATCTTTCTTACTTCGTCAGATACACTTTCATTGTTCATATATTTTCTAAATGCTTCAGATATACTTTCTCCCAGTAAATCTGTGTTAATTGTTCCATCAATATTCAAAGCATCTGACATTTTATTAACGTACAACCTTGCCTGATACTCACTTTCAAATCGATTGCCTGTTAATATATAAATATTTATGGGTTCTCCAATGCTATTATAATATGTCTTTATCATTATATCACTATAGGATAATCCATCAACAAGATATTCTTTGTATTTTGCAACAACATTCTGATCCATCATGTAATTTTCGATAAGATGCCCTACTTCATGGAATATTTCCGCTTTGCTGGTGCCGATTCCAACTCTAATTGTCCTATTTACGATATCACAAGCACTTCCATCCCACCCGAATTCAAATGTTATATCACTCAAAGTCTGTTTTACTCTGATTGGCAATTCATCGTATGCCTTAGATACCGTCATCGTATCTTCAAACTTCTGTTTCGCAGTAATTATAGAGTTTTTCTTCGTCGCAAACTTAATATCAGGTATTTCCACCGATCCATCTGTCGATTTTCTTTTGGTTGTAAATTTTTCATCTGACACACCATCATCGACAAATGATTTTTTCCATTCTTCATATGTCATATCGCCTGGCACATAGTAGGTCTTTCCATCCTCGCCACGGGCGGCACGTTCGCCCACACTGTCAAATTCATCATCAAAATAAGGGCATGTGCAGCCACGACAATTCGGATGAAATGGCGGTGCTGTCACACCAATCTGGAACTCTGTCATAGGAAAATGCTTACCATCCATCCCACCGCATGTCTCACATGTGTGGCTGTCGAGTGTCTCTACCACTTCGAACTGCTCTACATCCAATTCTTCCATACAATCCTGTCTTGCCTTATTTGCAAATGCAGCAGATTCCGTCATGACCACTCTGCCCGCCTGTGCTCTGGATACTTTCATCTGCTTTGATATCTCTGCTATTGCCCGATCCGGCGCTTCCCCGGTAATGCACATACGCGACAGGCTGTTGTGTAAATTATTGATCAGCTTTGTCTTGTTCTCCCACAGGCGGTCTGAAAAGTTCTTTCCATCTACCGCCCACGGTTTGCACACGATCATCTCGACAGTTCGTGGATCCAGCCGGTTAATCGTTGTACCTACACCGACGCCTTTTTGAATTTCATATGCTGTGTGATAGAAATCAGAGGTATATGTATTCCTGATATGCTGGTCTATCTCGTCAACACAGTTTCCATACAGTTTTTCTGCCTCCTGCTGTATTTCAATCTTTAAGGCTTCCAACCTGCCGATATGCACCCTCGCAGACGCGTTTTCAAGTTCTTTTTCCCACGCTCCGTTGATCTTGTTTTCTTTGCCATATTTGATGTAATCATCCACATTCCACTGGAATTCCTTCAATTCTTGCGCATTAAGCAGTTTTTTTGCTTCCTGCATGGAAATACCGTTGTTATCTGCCAGGCGTTGATACCATGCATTGATCTTTCCGTTGATTGCAGTAATGGACCAGTCAAATTGTTCCTGGATCTCCTGCACTTTCTGAACGGAGGTATCATGCTGTGCATCTTCCATCTGTTTAAAACGCTCCTGCCAGTATTCACTTGTCTGTTCAGCCATGCAATCACCTCATTTCACAAAATCCCAAGTTTCTCGTATACGTCTGCGATTTTCGGAAACTGATTTGCAATCCAATCAACCATTGTTTCCTCGTGTCCCATACGCGGAACGTGCTCAAAGTTATCTTTCAAGCCGCTTTCATTCAAAAACGCATGAATAATTTCATGGCGCAGACTACTCTTGAAATAAACATCCTTTTCCTCTTCGTTATCAAAGTGAAAATGTTCTTCATCATCCAAATCTGCAATAACAATCAGTGGAAGGTCACAACAACAATAACCAACCCATGAATTTTTGCTTAATTCGCTATCCTCTGACCACTTGTGTATCTCTATCCGGTACTCCGTTCCCAGAATCATCACTGTCCGTCCCACTGCCTGTCTCCCTTCCCTTTGCACTAAAAGCGCCAACGTAAGCATCTGCTTTCTCCTGCGCTTCTTTCTCTTCTTTTTCCAACTGCTTGATTTCTGCATCTGCATCTTCCACAAGCGGATGTGCTTTCAGAATCGTCTTTTTGCTCACAATCCCTACGGAATCCTTACAGATCTGTGCCTGCTCCGTATCATTCTTGATACAGGTACGGGTCCATGTCTGTATGATCGTACCGCACTGAATTCCAAGAGATTTGCAGATTGCCCGGACAAGACGTGCAAAACCAAGCTTAAACTCTGTTTCCATCAACCCGGTTTTCATCTCTAATAGCGAATACATGAACTTCAAGGCTTCGCCCGACTGGTTCCCGAAGTTCTCTGGCTGTGGATCAAATCCCTGCCCCTGTTCAAAGATTGCCTTTCTAGTGGCTTCTAACACACTGTTTCTGGCTTCGATTGGGATCTCGATGTTAAGTGTTGACACTGATCCATCTTCGTCACTTTCAATTTTTATTGCCTTATACTTTTTTAAATCTGAAAGGAACTCATTTAGATCCTGTCCTCCATATCCGGACAGCACAAAAATCAGTTCCTGTATATCGTCCAGATCATTAATAAAACCGCTGTAGACCTTATCATATACATCTATCAGCGGTTTAATGTTTCGCAGATCATCTGTATGTATATTGTTGTTGTAAAATGGGATAAATGGCACTTCCCCAAAATCATGGCGATAATCGGCGGTCATGTCACTGGTAGCAGGATCAGCAAACATTTCATAGTATGTCAGCAGATCAAGTGTCTCTCCCACCCTTCGCCGGAATGCCTGGCACTCTGTATCCGTCCAGTATTCATACACGGTATAATTGTCTCCAGTTGCATCGTCGATGTCCGGATATACCCGCATGGCTCCGATCAGCCTACGCTTTAAACTCCGGTCAAATACCGGGATGACCTGTTCTGATGGAACAACCGCCCATTCAAAACCACTATCGCCCTGCCAGTAATGCACCCAACCGATTGAGGTATTGGCAGCATTTACACATAGCTCCATGCAGTTTTTCGCATATTCATCCCCCAGAGCCTTTGTGATGTGTTTATTTGCGGCAGTATTTCCAACATCAAATAACGGCGGTGCAGTAAACGCATAGGATGCTTTCTGGTTCACGATCAGACCATGGAAGTTACGGGGAATCCGGTTGTCTGCGTTGCGAAGCGGATTGTCGGATTCCTCTTTTCCCTTGTCTTTTGGTTTGTCCCGGAACAGGATATCAGTCTCGTTGCGATAATACCGCTCTGCCACTGCTGCACGCGTCACAAACGCGGCGTGACCGGGTTCATATTTTTTTATCAGTTGTTTCATTGTTTCAATATCCATTGCTGTTCTCCCACTTTTTATCTATCTCCACGCAATTCCAATGATTAAATTATCTGTAGAAATAAATCATAAGTATTGATGGTATAAATAATGCGCCCCAGTAGACGATTTCACATAAATCTTTATTTTCTTTTGCCTTATCCATTTCTTTAAAAAAAGAAACTGCAAATAAAAGAGCAGCTATTTTAAATATCATATCTATCCCTCACTTCAAAATACCAATACTACCCGGTTTGCGAATAATCGTATAACAGAAGTACCGCAGTGCATCCATTGCATGATCGTGCTGTTTTACCGGTTTGTCCTCGCCATGCTCCGATGCTTTCTGATCCCATATGTATGAACCAAATTCTTTAATCGTATTAGGGCACTGGTCACTGATTGCAATCTTACCTTCATTCAATAATGATGCTACAAACCGGATGCCATCCAGCACATCATTTTTCGCTTTCTTAATCGCATAGCCACGCTTTTTCAATTCTGCGATAAATGACGCTGCGGACGGATCAATGATGATCTTTACCGGCTTTATTCCATCAAGCCACTGCTCCAGATCATCCGCATACTCGGTATCAGTTTTCTGCCTTTCTTCGTCACGGCCGGAATAATAATACTCACGACAGCACACCCACCGCCCGGAACGTTCTTTACACCACAGCAGGAATACTGTGGCATTCTGTGTACCATAATCACAAGACACATAGTAATTTGTATTGACCAGGTCTGACAGATTGGAAAGCACATGCTTGGCAGTATCGAACATATCGTAAATGATGCCCTCAGCCATCGCCCATAGTCCCAGAATATACCGGCGATAGAACACACCTGTGTACATGCTACGATATCGCGCCTTAATTTTCTCCGACAGGCTCAAGTTATCATCCATCGTGAAATGCAGATACAGCAGATGCTTTTCTTCCCGCTTATCAATCCATCCTGTCTTAAACCAGTGATATGGTCCATCCGGGTTGCAGTTGAACCAATACTTTGAACCATCAATAGAACATCGCCCTGTTGCCTGGTTCACGAAGCTTTCTGGCATCAACGCAACTTCATCAAAAAAGACCCCAGCCAAGGTAATACCTTGAATGAGATCCTGCGATCGTTCGTCTTTGCCACCAAATATATAGAAATAATTGGTCACGCCACCTCGGGAAACAATGACCAAATTGTCAGCTCTGTGATCTGCCACGGTATAACCGCGGCTACGGAGCATCAGCTTAAGCCAAAATAGTACATTCCTACGGAAAGAGCCAATTGTCTTACCACACATACCGAAATTTTCGCCGTCAAATGAGTTCATCGCCCACATAACAAACGAAAGTGACATGCTCACTGTCTTTCCGGACCGGATAGCACCATCGGCGATAATGCCATCCTTATCTTTAACCGGAGAATCCTCGCACCACCAGTTCAATACTTTGCGCTGCTTCTTTGAAAATGGCTTGAATTTGAAAACCCGCTTAATCCTCTTCATTGCCCCAGTCCTCCGCCGCAGTTCCATTCAGAGCGTCAAGGAATCCATCATCTGCAACCTCATCGCCATCGTCCGTCTGAACTTTGGCTTTCAGTAATGCAATCTCTGCTTTTTGCTTTTCGGTGGCAAGACCCATATGATCTGATAGCCACTGCAAGGCTTTCATCCGGTCGGCAAGCTTTACTTTTATGCCATCCTTACCTTTTGAGACTTCGGAAATGATTGTTCCGTCCACGTCTGCATCATTCTTGATGTTGACATGACTTACCGTGATGGTCTTTCGCTCTCCCGTATCCAGGATCACATCCACATCTTCATTCCCAAATTCCATAAAGTTTGTCACGTCAGCAAAGGCAATATCCATGTACTTCTGGAAAATGTCAGACTCACTTAGGAACTCCCTGTTGAGTCGATCCTGCTTTAACCGCAAGATTTCATCTTTTATCCTAGCATTTCCTAGCATTCGCGAACCATTCACCAGAGCCGTTGCATAATCACAGCCATATGCTTTTTGATATGCTTTTGTAGCATTGAAACAGCGAATGTAATGTATACAAAAAAGCTGTTGCTTATCGGTCAAATCAGTATTCTGTATCACCTGCTTGACTTCATCAGCTACAGCCCTTTTCGTAACACTCTTTTTGTTTTCCGAACGTTCGCTTTTCTTTTCCGAACGCTCGCTTTGATGTTCGCCATCCCAATGGTATGTACTTTTCCATCTTCGGACTGTACCGGCTGGGACTTTTAACTGATCTGCAATCTCGATCAGTCTCATCCCTGCCTTATACAGTTCGTGGGCCTTCTCTACCTTTTCGTTCGGACTTCTTGCCACTGCTGCCACCTTCCTGTTTCTTCTTTTCCCTGCACTCTTTCATAACATGCGCAATCGCCTGTTCAGCGGTTGGATCACTGTATCTTTCTTTATTCATTCTAATCTCCCCATTCATACGGAGGTTGCGGCTCCCCTGGGTTTCATGGAGCCGCTTAATGTTGTGAGCACGAAAAAAGAGAGACTGCTGCCGCAATCTCCCTTTGAACCTTTCGGTTAGTATAACAATATCATATTTTGAGTGTGCACTTCTATGCACTCTTTTAAATTATAAAATGTTTCAGTGCATCATTATGTATGTAATGGGTGCGTCTCCATGATAATCCCATCTTCACACAGATATCTTCCCACTTCATCAACCGGATATAACGGTACATCAATACATCCTTTTCATCTTCATTATCCATCCGCTCTATCTTGTCCGTGATCTCCTGGCACAGCTTGATTCTGTGATATCTGGCTTTCATGTACCGTCTTTCCTCTTCGTCCAGTAGTGCAGCATAAGCAGATAGATCTGTATTGTTATGTGCGTGTGGCATACCGTCATTACCTGCGGATGGCATGATCTTGCTTAAGCGCATTTCTGTTATCTTTTCCTCGCTGCGCTTCATCTGGCGCACTGCTTTTTCATATTCTTTTAAATATTCCTTTTTCTGTTCTGTCTCCATCAATTTACCCTCCGTATTCTTGACCTCATATTATAATTATAAAGCAAGTAATCAGAGGATTTGTGCCAAGTTTTGGGTAAAAAAATACCAATCATCCTAATTGATGATTAACTCAATATTATCATTTCATGCTGCAATAAAAATAACTATTGAAACGATTAAAACGATCCATAAAATTTTATTTTTCATGATTCTAATCATATAATTTTTAGAAAAATCTTTTTTGTATAATTCATACAATTCAAGTTGTGTTGATAATTGTTTGACATAACTTTCAAAATCTTTTTCATGTATAGCTTTTAAATTTTCTGTTTTCAATGAAATATCTCTAACATCTGATAATATTCCAGACAATTTAGTGTCAAATTTAACAGATGAAAAGTTTCTAAAACTATACAACGTTTTTCTCCAGTATTCCTCAATCATTTCATTTATATCTAAGCCATCTTTTAAAAGTTCTCGATACTTCCATGTAATACATATCTTTCTTATTGGTTCTATTATTTTTTCAGCCTCGTCCATTTCATTTTGAAAATTTGTCAACACATAAAAAGCTATTGATACTATAATACTAGAAAAAATTCCTCCAACAATTCCAATGGCAAGATTTTGCATCACATCACTAAAATTCATATATTCCACTCGCTCTCACATTTATTAAAATAATTATACTGCTACATATATAATCAAGTAAATACTTTTATGTATCTTTCCACACCATTCTTAACTGTCCGTTCTTTTCTTCCACCAAATGCGCCATTCTCTGCCGCATAAGCCTCTGCGCTGTGCCCTTTCTCCTGTAAAAACTCCGCCTGCTGATTGGGAGAATGCCGTAGTGTGCTTCAAGCATGTCATAACTGGTACCAACAACGATTGATTCTGTCAGCTTGTCAGCTATGATGCTGTCCACACCCATGCAGATCTCGTATATTTCTTTTTCATCCACGCACATTCCCCCTTAAAACTTTCTTTTCCTATTCTTCTCCCTGCCAGATCTTCGGTGTACCGTCCATCATTGCCACATATTTTCCATAACTCATTCCGGCTTCACGTGCCTTTTCCAAAACTTCACTGATGCTATTGTTATTGCACGTTTTAATACTTCTCTTTTCTCTATATTTTCTTCTGTGGTACTCATTCCGGCACTGCTTCCCACAGGTAAGTGCTCTGACTGATATTGATTTGTATTCTTTTCCGCAGATCACGCACTTTTTTGTATATACCTTGCTATTGAGCATAATTACACGTTCTCCTTAATCATAACAATCCCTGATATCATCTACGTCTCCTGCCAAAAAGCTGTCAAATACTTCTGCTACTCTCTCTATAAGGTCTCCATCATGTCCATTCTCTCTCATCTGCTCCGAGAAATCTTTCTGTGAGCACTGAAGTAAACCATTTCCCAACCTTGTCCATTCTTTTCTGTAAGTTATTCCATTCAATTCCAATGTTTCATTAATTCCGTTTTCTGTCAGTTCTACCGTATACTTCATGCAATTATTCCTCTCTTTCTGCATTATATTTCTTCCACGCAACAATTTTACTTCTATAAAAATACTCTGGATCTCCACTAAAGCACTTACCTCTTGTAACAGAATGTCCTTTGCACATAAGAGTGCCAACAAATTCACGCTGTGGCAAAAGTAGGTTGTCGTTTGCTGACAATAAGAAAACCTTTGTATCTAACGGACAACTGTCCATGTCATAATTCCAATCCATCTGTGCCCCTCTCTTTCCATATCATCTCCCACCTCCGCAGCATATACTATTACGGGAGGTGGTATGATGATCGCTTGGTTTTGTTATCTGGTTCTAAAATAAACTCATCTGGTTCTCGTCGTACTGATAAATGCGTCCAGTCATGATCCTCCCTAACTGACGCAATCTCTCCACCCGTGGTTTCTGCTTAAGATTCGCCATATAATTATTATCCACTTCCGGCGGTATGGAAAAATAACATTCCTCCGGTAATGGCAACTGATTTTCTGTGCAGATCTCGTGGATCTTTGACTGATAATAAATGATATGATTCCGTGTCAGATTCATGTTGCATCCATCGGACCAGAACGGATCATTACACCCGTTCTGATTGATAACTTTCCAGTGTTCTATTTCTCTGCGGATGCACTGGCAGTACTCTTTCACTTTATCTTCTGCTGTCTGTATCATGACAGCACCTCCAAATCTTCCAATGGAACATAATGTTTTAAATTGTTCGCATAATAAACAACAGCACATTTTACCGTTTCTTTTGCTCTTTTCGATACATAAAACGCTTCTGGAATGACTCCGATACCTACATCACATTCATCTTCATAAATCGCATCAAGATAGCCTTTGATGACAATATCCTTATATCCAACAATTACACCTGTGAAATTCTTATCAACGTGTTTGAAATAAGTTTTCTCGATATATTCAACATTTTTTTCGACAGTGCCATCATTGTTTCCATCTGCCAGATTATTGTCCATTGCATCAGCAGTTAATGTTTTCCTGTCGAGATACAGCCATCTTCCGTCTTTAAATGGCTTATAAAAGCCTTTGCATTTTACTTTTTCAAATAAATTCATGGCATCACCTCCGGAAAATCCTCAATTTGCATCTGTCCTTCCAGATCATCCGCAGACTTTTCATCCTCTTCGCAAGCGGATATCATTTCTGCATCCATATCCGATTCTTTTCCAATGTCAATAAGGATCAAAGGCTGCCCTTGGTCTGTCACCCATATTACATTTTCCAACTTGTACAGTTTTCTTTTTCTTTGATTCTCGCAGATAATACTCACCGGTGCATCATCCGGAAAGCTGTTTACATATTCTTTTAATTCACTATTCTTCATTTTCTTTTGAAAGGAACCCGGCGCGCCTTTTATCCGGATAGGTTCCGGCTCCTTTCTTTGTTTTACTTTATTTTTCTGTTACTCCGTATTTTATCCGTCTTCGCTCATTCATGTTATCAAGTACGTGTCCTGTTTTATCAAGCCACTCCTGCCTTTGACGCTCTTTTTCAGATTCATACCGTCTTTTTTCTTCCTCTTTAGGCTTCGACCAATCAATCTTTTGACCACACCTTGAGCAGAAAGATAATTCGTCCTGAATATGCCATTTGCCAAACCCACTGTATAATTCACCCACGAACCAACCGCAATTAGGACACATCCAATCAGTATAAGTGGATTGCACAAATTCTCCATGACCGTCTGAATGCAACTCGTGATGCAAACCTGTTTTTGTCTCAAGAATCGGCTCTGCTCCGTCATCTCTGTCAAACACCTTGATTTCTTTTTCCTCATCAATGACGGCATAAATCTCTTTGCATTCCTTAAGCCCAATTTTTGATTCACTGTTCAATCTCATAAATCTATGACAAATATGCTTTTTTAAAACATCAGAATCAATATATCTTGCCATGTCATTACTCCTTTCTCATCCCATCTGTTTTTAAAATCTCATCCAAGCAAGCGTTCCAACCAGATGTAAACGCTTTTCCCAGTCCACCAAACTCGTATTTTTCAACCGGAAGTTCCTCTTTTCTCTCCGGCAACTCTCGTAGGGGACAAAATTCGGGTCTACATGCTATATAATCTGTTACGTCCTCGCCCATTCCCGGTATTCCACAATACAATGTTTTTTCTCCGTATCTTGGCGGTTGCTCATCATCTACGAAATCGCACATATCACATGATTCCGGCATATCCATAATCAATACTGCTTTAGCCATACCTCACACTCCTTACCATCCAAATATCACATATCCTGGCATTAAGCCGTACTCCGGCACATCACGCAAAATATACACAATGTTCCTGCCGACCTCGCGTCCGGTATACTTTTCGCCATCCCACTCTTTTAGAATAACTGCATCGCCTATCTGCAAATCATCCTCGTCCTTGCGGATTTCAAACTTCTTTTTGTCGCGGATAACCGCATCAAAATACTTCGGCAATATCTTCTTCTCTATGATTTTACGCATCATTCACACTCCTTCCGGTTTCTCACACCGCTCAAATTCGATAACCCATACATAAGAATTAGCATCCCAGCCGTAGCGGTCAATGTCGGATTTCTTAATGGTGCTGTTCCAAATTCCTATAAACGATGTGATTGTTTGGTCTTCATTTAATGTTCCATTTGCATGAATGTACTTATCTGCTCCCTCAGTTAAAGCACTCTCTGCGGTTATTTCCTGCAACCGCTCAACTCTCACGTCCGTAACGCGAAGCCAGATCCGCGCCGCTTCTTTCGGCATGTGGATTGATGGGTGCCAGTGTATTCTCGTTGAAGTTGCCATACATCCATCACATCCCGGATGATTTCTGCAACTTGCCGGATAACCACCAGATAAGGTTTCACATGGGTCTAAATAATCGCTGTCATAGTCCGCACGATAATAATATTTTCCACATTCCTCCGTCCATGTCTCGCGAATATACAGAACATCATCTGTGTGATACTGCGGCTTTGCGTATTGAATAGAACCGCCGTATTCACCAATGCCAAATCCAAAGCATCCTACCTCTTTCTTTTCTGTACTGTCGGTAACAAAACCGAGCGGGTATGTATGCTTTTCATCTGGTTGGGGTTTTACCAGCCGTCTTGTGCAACTCTTTCTCCCGTCCAGAATTGCCCGAACCATCTCGGTATTGAATAAAATCGGTTTAATTGCCATCTACTCCACCGCCTTCCACAATCTCGATTGCGTGCTCATAACTTCTTGCTTTCTCTTTTCCCAAATTCCTGTTGTATGCATTCTCCCAAAACTTTCTCTCATTTTCCAACTGCTCCACAACCTTGTCTACATCATAAGCCGTCGGATATTCTTCTAGTAAATACAATACTGCATTTGTATTTACTAAAGTTCCATTGCTTAAAGTAACCGATTTTAAATCTTTCTTCAGCGCATCCGCATCAATCAGTCTCATCGTTCGCCCTCCTGTTCCAATCTGTAGTTGCTTTCGTTCGCTCGTCTTTCCCTGTTCTGATGCCTCCGTCCTGATCCATGTACATCTCACATTCATAGCTTTTTGGAAATTCTATTCTGCATTTCATACATTTGATTTTGAACATTACCCCAACAGATGATTGTGATGACTTATTTGTAATGGTTAAGAACATTGCGTTTCCACCGCAGAACGGACATGGCTTCAATTTTTCGTTCATTCTTCATCCCCCCAATCTAATTTCTGACCACAGCCACTGCAATATAACCCAACATTATACTTGTTTCTTAAATCTCCCTTCTCGTAACAAACAGGACAATAATAGTGATGCATTCCTCTATTGTATCCTTTCTTTATCTTTTCTCTTATTCCTTTCCTTGCTGTCTGCTTCTCCACCGCCGTCCGGCATTCTTCCGGTGTGCCGATCGCCTTATATTCTTCCCACACCTTAGCATCCTCGTTTGTTAAAAGGCAAAATCCCTCATGCTTCTCCCCTTCAAACACCGTTTCGATAAAGTGGTGCATCAAAAGCGGAATATCTACGTTGGCATGATAACGTTCTTTTAAGTCTTTTTCGATTTTCCGGTATTTCTGTACCTCTTCCAGTGCGTTTATTGCCATTGCATAAGCATTTTCAAAAGATTTCCCCCATGATGTATCACACGGAATCGCTTTTCCAAGTTCGTTACAATCATATTTTAATTCTTCAATTGCTTCATTCTCCGTCATGACTCTATCTTTCATTTCTGCCAATTCCTCCTGACTGAATTTTGTGTAACCGATTCCACAATTTGTAAATCCTCCCGCTCTATACGCTATGGTTCTCGGCATCTTGCACCTCCAACAGTTCCGGATTGTCAATTGTATTGCCGATCACCTCCATACAATCCTGATAATCGTAAATATGTTCCTCTTCAAATCTTCCATCTTCAAGCAATACATCAAAGTAAAAACCTGCTTCGCTTTCATTCCAACTAATGTAGCCACAGCATTCTGCATCCATGCAATTTGCAATGTCATTCTCCCAAATCAGCTTGCCGTTCTTATCATTAAGTCCGGTGCACTGGCAGACGGTAGATTGGTCTACTTCATAGTTCTTTATCAAATGCTGTGGTACATAATTCTGGATAATGTAAACTCCATCATCTGTTCGAATTAAATTTCCGAATATCCATTCACCGTTATCAATCCGCTTTCCACGGGATAAAAATCTATTCTCCATCGCTTTCCCCCTCCATTTCTTTCAACTTGGCTTCGGCTTCCTCGTATGTAAGAAAAACAGTTTTACCTATTTCACTTACCGGAAACTCTGGCGTATCTTCACCATATCCGCCCCAGAGTTCTGAATGGTTTGAATGATAAGAAGCTCGGATATACAACACATCATCCTCATATTCAAAACCATACACTTTTCTCACATCAATGATGTCTTCCGGTGTCTCCCCGGCTCCTAATCTGTCCTCTACACATTCACGATAAAACTCGTAGAGCTTGTCTCCTTTGTTGCATGGGAAAATAATCATTCTTCCCTGTTCCTCGGCATCCTCATAAGTGGCAAGCTTATCAAGTGCCATTCTGTTATGATGTGCAGTCATTTCACATGGTTCAAGGTGTGCATTACCATTCTCTGCATCCTTAAACCAAACCATATCACTGTTTTTTGAACGTATTGTTAATCTCTCCATGCTATCCCTCACTTTCTGCCTTAAGCCATTGTTCCACCTCTGTAACAGAACACATTGCTACACCGCCCTCAATGGTCTTTACGCTCCCCTGCTCATATGTTTCGATTGAGCAAAGGAAATCTAAAAGTTCTTCATCCGTCATGCTCCGGATCCGGTCTGCATTGGTCTGCGGTCTGCATTCTTTCACAATCTCAAAGCACTCATCCTTCCAAGCTAAAACATTTTCTAGCTTATAGGAACTGTAGCCAACATGATAATAGTCCTCTCCGATTTCCTTGTACTTGATTTCGTAATATGGCTTTTTTCCTATCATTGTTACGATAATATCTAAGCAGGAAACTTTAATGCGTTCCGTTTTGCTATCCCGTGCCGCAGTTCTTATACACTCAATCATGACTTTCCTCGCTTTCCCTGTACGGCTCCGGCAGTGGCATCCAAGCATTCACGAACAAATCGTATTCCACATAACTTTTCTCATCGTCCCCCGGATAAAATGCACCGTTTCCGTCCTTATCAGCTTCATATCTGCCAATGTCCGGCAATGTAAAATTTTTAAATGAAATCATGATATATTTATCATCCTCCGGCAGTCTCTCTGTTACCGGAATCCACCCACCAGTCTTTTCTTCCTCTGCCAGAATCCTGTTTACCTCTTCCTCTGAAATCACTTTCGTCAGCGGCGAATATCCGCAGGCTTCTGTTAATGATTCAGCTATCCGGCTTTTAATTCCACTCATTTCCATTCTGATCCTCACTTTCTGCAAGTTTGGCATATTTCCAATCGGTCATATGTGCAGGGCTACCAGCACTCCATGATGTTGCTCCCGCTTCCCATGCATACACCATGTTATTTTTGTATTTTGCAAAATATCTCCGTTTCCATTCACTAGATTCACTATCTCTCACAAGAATCGGTGTATCAACTGGAACTCTACTCCAATCAACCTGTGGTTCGACATATTCGCTGTTCGCCCATTCCTTAAGTCCTCTTGTGCAGTCATATTCGATATCGCATGTATCACAAGATGCTTCACAACAAAGCATCGGTTTTCCTGCAACAATGGCTATATGTTTTCCATTGCACGCAATTTCTGCGATCTCTTTTGCATATTTCTCTCTATTCAGCATCTTTCTTCTCCTTCCCGTACCGCAACTGATACGGCACTTCTCTGAATCTTTTCAACGCATCCTGGTCCGGGTGCTTTGTCGGCATTGACAAGTTATTATTCATTTTTCCGATAATTGCGCGGCGTTTCTTACCTTCTTTCCACATTTATATCTCCCCCTGTCTCTTTCCGATTCTGTTCACAAGCTGTTCTGACCTCGTATAAGCCTTATCCAACAGTTCTAAATATTCATCAAAGGAAATCTGTGCTTTTTCAGATAACTCCCTCGGATAACGCTCTAACAAAGCCTTAATGCACTGTTTCATGTCTCCAAAATATCCGATTGTTCGAACGCTTTCTTTTTCATTGCCGTCCTTATCCTGTCCGGCATATCTCTGTCTCAGGGTGTGATTCAGAGAATCAATCTCCACAAAATATCCATCCTGCAGTTCCACAACTAACTTGTCCATCAACCATTCCTCCTATATTTCATACGTCTTTCCGATAAAACGCTTGTCAATGTACTTACATTCCCATTCCAATACGCTTGCGATCCCCGTCATAGTTTCATATCCGGTAGCAAGGCAGTTAATCAAATATCTGATTCTCTCATAAACCTGTCTGATCTGATTTCCCGAAAATTTAAACTGTGTTTTAAGGCAGACACCCAACATAGCAAAATAATTAAATACCTGTGCCAGCAAAAACTTATTTGCCTGTATCATGCAGTTCGGTGCAATCTTTCTCTCTACCAGATAAAAACTCTCACGATACGGAATCTTATTTGTTTCCTCTCTCACGTCAATCTTGCATTTATCTTTCAGATAAAAACAAAGTTCCTCGCCTGTCGTTCCATCCTTTGCATTCTCCACATATGCATCAATGGTCTGCTCAACCTTTATGATTCTTTTGTGTCCGAATCCGAACTTATCATGCAGTGCCTGATATGCCATCATACGGACGTTATAATAGGATTCCTCTATCAGATAATCCGCATTGCTTTGTGCCTTGGCGTGTCTCTGTATTCCGATCAGTTCACTCTTGGAATATCCAAGTGGCTGCATCCGCTTTTTCTTTCTTGCCAGTGCATTACTCATCCCGTACACCTTCTTTCTCTTTTCTTTCCCATTTTTCCATCAGATCAAAAAGTTCTTTTCTTACTTCCGCTTCATGTCCCTTGGCTTTCTTTACAGTATCATCCACGATATCTGTGACATGCTGCCATTGTTCATCTGTTAACGGATAAAACTTACTGATCTGCTGATCGATAAAATCTTTCTTTTTATTCAACCATTCACGTTGTGCATTATTTAAAATAGAAATCACATCCTTTTTGTAAACTTGTGATACCTTTTGTTACTAACAAATTCAGTAAAATCAATACTTGCAGAGATTGGTAACAAGGTAACAAAGTAACAACAATCTTTTTACGCGTAGAAATTATTTTTTTATCTCAATTTTTTCATGAAAAAAAAATTTTTAAACTATATAAAAAGTGAAAATCGCATGTTACCTGTGTTACTTGCTACCTCACATCTGTAATTTATTCTACTTAAATGGCAGTTCTTCCTGCTCATCCTCTGATATCTGCATGAAACCATCCTTATCGACCTCAATTCCGTCATCCAGTTTTAAAAACACACACCGGAAGTTCTTTCCCTCGATCTTCTTCTGCTTCGTATACTGCCCTGCCTGGGTCTGGATCTTGCCGTGCCGGTCCGCCCATGATAGAAATGCTTTTTTAGAAAATCCTCCGCCCTCACAGATCCTGTCAAATGCCGGGTTATAGATCACCGCATATCCATTTTCCAAAATGCCCCATTTCTCACAGGCTGTTGCCGCATCAAACCTTGTCTGGTTCATAGCGATCATTCCAAGGATATACTCATAACAGCGCTGATTATCTGACACGTCTGAATAGTCCGTAAGTGTTTCTTTTGCTTCATCCAGGGAAATATATACCCCATCCTTAAAAATGCTTTCTGTGGCGATTTTATCTGCTGTGAGAATTATGCTGAGAGACATTGCCTGCTTCTGCATTTTGTCAGAATCCATTAACCGGTTCATAAATCCCCTTTGTATGTTCCGCAGTTCTGTTTTATCCATGTCCTTAATAACATCCACAAACACCCTGCCGGCAAATCCATAGTTTTTCTTGAGAATCTCAGCCGTACGCTGCGGATCATCATAGATTTTCTGTGAACACTCCAGCTCCAGAATACGGTTGATTGCCCCGCCCTGACTGACATAACTGTTCAATGGCCGTTCACCGTTTGTTATGATGCAGTTCTTCCACCGGTTCTCACGGTTGATTCCAAGCTCTTTATTACTCCGGCTCTTTCCCTTGCCGGAACACAGATCATAAACGATTCCTTCAAAATTCTCCCGTATTCTCGATGATGTTTTACTGGTATCATCAAGCATCATTGGCAGATGATTCAACATATCTGCTTTTGCTTCCAGTGCCACATCCGTTGTCTTGAAATCTCCTATGTACTGTGATTCGTCCGGATTTGCCCAGACAGATGCTGCGAGCATAAGACTGACAGATTTACCGCCCTCAGTTTCTCCCCACAGGTCCACAAAAAATGGAAGTCCTCCAAGCGGTTCGATCAGTACGGATGCAAAGGCTGCAGCAAGCATAAATTTAATTTCTGTTTTTCCGGTTCTGCGAAGTTCTTTCACATGTTCATACCAGGTATCTTCATTACCGCGTTCATGCACCGCATCAAACAGGCTTTTAAACCGACTGTCACCATCAAATACAATATTCTGGTCATATGGAATAAAATCGTTCCCGTTCCATCCAAGTTTACTGGTGGAATTCTGCACCTCGATCAGTGAATCGTTCATATTTTCAATGTCTGACATGTACCGGACCAGGTGCTTTGCATTTTCACTTGTTACGGATATTCCTACACCGGACAACTGGACAATCTTGCTTGCCGACGTGATGACGGTCTTGGGAAATTTTTTTGTATACCATCGCCCGTTCCGTTTATATGCGATCTCAATCTGTTCTTCTCCGGTTTCCAGATTCTTAAGCCTTTTCACTGGAAGAATCGGATGATAACAGGCAAGTACTTCTCCGAACATGTTAAAGGTCCTTACACCGTCATCATCTGCAATCCAGGATCCAGAGTATAATTCATGTCCATCTTCAAAATAATCAAAGTGTGTGTAATTATCTGCAAGTTGCTGCGGATGGCTTTTCTTGGATGATTCAATTTCTTTGAATGTCTTTTTATATGCCCGGAGCATGGTATTGAATTTTTTCAATGTGCCTTTATGTTCTTTATCCAACTGCTCTGCACGTTCCTGGAATGATAAGAGCATTCTTGCCTTTTGAATCTCATCCGGCTCATTAAATATTTCAGTAAATACTTCTTCTGACAGAATAGATTCGGCATCATACTCTTTCAGTAATTTCAACCTATGCCACCCCTTTCCAATTCTTTTTGTAATACCTCATCATGGTGCAGGCAGACCATCAACGCATTCTGACAGTCGCACCATACATCCGATAAAGGTTCTGATTTTTTCAGCCATGTAACATATATGCCAATAAGCTGATTATTCAAATCGATTTTTCTTTTTAGACTTTCTTCCTCGCGTTTTCTTTTTTCCTTTGCTTTCTGCATGTGATATATGGTCATTTCAGATGCTTTTGTTGGTTTTTCATAAGTTCCACCAAGGCTGTAAAAAGCTGTCTTAAAATCACAATGTTCCATGCCCTGAACGAATGAAAAAATGTCCCCATTTGCTCCACATCCAAAACAGTTGTACGAATCTTTATATATTTTCATGCTGGCCGTATGATCACCGGTGTGGAACGGGCAGGGAACAAATCCCGCCCTGTTTGGATGAAAACCATATGATTCAACTATGTCACACATGGAATGAGACTGTTTTATTTCATCTACCGTCATTTAAAATCTCCACAATCTTTTTGCCCGTTTCCGATTTCTCACAGAAAGCAAAATCTACATTGTATCTATCTCTAATCGTGCACAGACTTTTATATAGCTGCATTCCATCTACCGCCTTTTCAGAGCACACTGTTTTTACCTTCCGCCCATTAACGGTCTTCCATCGGATTTCATGTTTTCTTGGGTTCTGCCAGAAGTAAACATCTTCTAATGTTTTTATATCTTCCCCGTGCTCCACCAGAATCACGATCTTAATATCCTGCTGTATCGCCCGAACCAGTTCAGCTTTAAAACGTTCGTGCTGCTGACAGACATTCCCGCACAGTTCCTGCAAGTCTTTTTTGCGATCAATTACCAGTCTTGGGTTATCCAGAGACTGATAATCGCCTACATACATTTTGGACCGGAAATATTTAACTCCAATGTCATCAAACTGTGTCCGGATCCGTTCCCATTCTTTTTTATGTTCCCTTGTGTCTACTTGTATCTGCAACTAAAACACCTGCCTTAATTGAATGGCAACTCTTCATTGATCCCATCGGGAATATTCATGAAACCATCTGCATCTTTCGGAGCTTTATCATAAAAACTCTGCGCGCTGCCTTTGTATTCCTTATAAGCCTTTGTTTCTGTCGTCTCTGGAATGCCGGCTTTCTCGACCTTGTCAAGCGATACGAACCAACGCATCACACGTTTTCTGACCTCTTTCCCGTTGTAAAAATCCATCTGCTCACCGAATACTCCGCCGATCTTCTTATTTTTAAACTGCGCACCGAAGTTATCGCCCCACTGCGTTGTAAATCCGGTATTGCTGTGCTCTACACAGGTTGTAAATGTCTTAAATGAACGATTGCACTTACTTTCGGCATCTTCTGTTAAAATGTACTGTGTTGCCTGGTTAGGCCATTTCTTATCCGGGCGGATATCATTCTTAAACTGCTCTGTAAAATACCCCGGTTGCGCATCATCTGGTGCAAAATCAAAAAGTACAACAATCATATCTTTTCCACTTTTCGATTTTGTTTCACTGACCTGCTTAATGATCAGTTTATGTCCACCAAGATCTACCGGAGTAAACTCTCCGCCTTCCGGTGTCTCATCGTAATTATTTGGTTTCTGCATTATTTTCCTTACCTCCGATTTCGTAATAATCTCTGATTGCTTTTTCAACTAACAGCATGTCATTATCAATGACCGCATCCTCAAACATGCCGATCGGCGACTTGCTGACTGCTCCATCTGCCGCCTGAGTGACAAATAAATGCTTATTTGACTCTACAATGCACCGCAGCACGATTGTAAACATACCCTCGATGCACACCTTTTCGTCTAACAGCTTTCCAATGGTTTTTGGTTTAATCTCTCCGAGTTCATTTGCTTCCTCATGCATGATCACATAAACAATCTTATCTGCCGGGACCTTCTCAATAATGAACTGGATCAGATTCCAGAAGTGATCACCGATCTGATTGTATAAAGTGAAAACTCCATTACCGCCACCTGCAGCACTATGTTTGCTCATGAACATATTTGTGATCAGATATCCGGCATCATCAATCACAATGTTCTTTGCCTTGGACTGGATCAAACACTTCATTACCGTCTGATAATCATCCGTGTTCCATCCATCGATCTTCCCTTTAAATGGAAGTGGTTTATTTAAAACCCTTATAAGGTTCCAATCCGGATTTCCTGCGCAATTCCTAAGGCTTGCACTCTTTCCCATACCGGATTTTCCAATAATAAGTACCGGGATTGCCATTACTCTTCCTCCTCTTCTTTAATAACCGCATTATCCGCAGCCGCTTTAATAAAGGAAGATGCTAACTCTTTTATACTGACACTTGCTTCCAGTTTTTTAGCTATCCCCTCTAAAATATCGCAGGCTTCCTCATCAATCCGGATGACTCCTCCACCTTTTGCCTTATCTCTCGCAATAAGCTGTGTCTTTTTCTTTGTTTTAATTACTATTTCCATCTTTCTCTCCTATCTGACTGTCCAAAATGGCAGTCCCATTACCATTTCAGCTCATTTAATTGACATGCTCTTTCCTTCTACAATCTCTGCACCTGCCACACTGGTTCCTGCCTTTATCGCAGCCTTAATAGCATTTTTATCTACTGTAGGATCTGCAAACTTTAAATACTCTTTAGGAATCGCCGTCATATCCGTAACATTGACACTGGATGTCTTTCTGAATGAAATTGCTACCCTTGGTGTTGAAAATTTCTGTCCGGCAAGATAAGTTGCGAGGTATTTCTTAAGCAATTCAGCCTTGTTTTCCGCTGCTTTCTGTCTCTCTGCAAATGACTGCTTTTCTGCCTTTAATGCCTCAGCATCCGCTGTCAAATTTTTAATATAAAGAGCGATATTCTCAATCTTCGTGTCACGCTCCATTTCCAGCTGGTCCAATCTATCAGAATCAAGGATCTCCCCTGTCTCCTGATCCCAACAGTTCATGATTTCATTTTCAATCTCAAATAAATTCATATTTACCACCTTTCATTTTCCCATTTCTCGTACATTTCTTCATCCAAACGCATCTCTGCCATTTCTTCCTCTCTGGCCAGACGTTCATATAAACGATGTATTCTTGCCTGCTCCGCTTCCTGTTCGTCAAACAGATCTGCATTATCCGGTATATATTCCATCAGTACACCTCATAACGCTCATGCTTTTCGATTCTAAGGACATCATCGTTACTCACTCTTGATAAATTGATTCCTTCAATCTCATGAATGTTCATTGTCAGATAACCATCTGCCGACATTGTTAAAGAAAGCAGGCTGTCGATTTTGTGATTTTCCAGCGTATTTTTAATACAATTAATTGCTGGGATAACTGCCTGTGCGATCAATTTAAACTCTTCTAATTGCTTGTCCTTTTCATTCATTTGCTTTTTCCTCACTTTCATGTTAAAATACATCAAAAGGATTTTTCTAAATCCTCTTGGTAAATAGCACCTGTCCTCGCCAAAGTTCAGGGTGCTATTTTTCTTTTTCACTAAGTAACCATCCTTTCATCTGATGATAAATTGGCACATAACTTTCAGCATTAACTTCGATATTGAAATCAAGTCCCACTTTCGCAATAATCATGCCAACAGCCATATCCTCTACTTTGGGATTTTCTTCCTCGCTTAAACATTGTGCATTTGTCACTACCTTGCCTCCTTCGTACTGTCACTGCAATCGATCAACACCATATCCCCATCCAGCTTGTCCGCCTGATGAAAATAAAACATCTCGATCTGCATCTCTCTTCTGCGCTCCGACAGAGCTCTCAACCCATATCCAGCTCCGGCGATAAATCCACCAAGGATACAGACTGCTCCTGCATAGTACATGTAAATGCCGTCGCTGTCGAGACAGCACATGGCAAGCATTGATATAATCCCGCCGGTTGCCATGATGATTTTAGATAAACGTCTCACACACTACCACCTCCCCGATCCTGCAATCTTGCATCTCCATTTTTCAAAATTCTCCGTGTCAAATACTATCGTACTATTCGGTTTTGCAGGGTTCATTTTCCACGCATATGTCTGCCCTTTTCGGCGGAACGCGTAAAGTAAAAATTCCCTTGGAAACCCCATCTTTTCAAGCTCTGTTGCTTTCATTACTGGTTTTGGATAATTCATCCAGCCACCTCCCTACTTTACTACTTTACCGGAATACCGATCACACTCTCCATCAGATCAATGTGATCTACGGTTATATGTACCTCGGTATGCGGATCATGGTTCTTTTTCAACCAGTCGACTACCGGCTTACACAGTTTTTCTAACTCTTCTACTTCGCTCATATTTCTCCTTTCTCGTTACATTTCTTTATTTCTCCATCTGTGGTATGATCTCCTTACAGGACGTTGCCGCGTCCGAGTATCATGAAAGGAGATATGCTTATGTCTGAGAAATTACATGACTTAACAATTCTTTATTTGCAAAAGTCAGATATTTCAAACCTCACCCCGGAACAGCTTTTTGACAAGTACAATGAGGTCTACAATCAAATGAAGGCTTATCAAAAATCCAATAAAGACTCGAATGTCGCTGTTCTTAAGTGATTTATACAGCTCTGCTAAAGCTGTTGATTCTCCACTAAGGTCTTCACTGCAGGACTCCTTTGCTATCTTTTCCATCTGATATCGAAGGAGTTCCTTCTCTGTAGCTTCAGAAATTTTAATTCCTTTTCTATATTTCACTCAATCATCTCCCTTCTCAATAGGTTTTGCTAATCCCGCTGATGCTTCGGACTCGATTTAGAGAGCGTCTTCTGACTTTTCTCCAAAACATCGGTCATACTTTCCATAATTTGGCTTGTAATAACTGTGGCATCACTTTTATTTCTGA